GGCAATCTTTCTAGAAGGCACAAAAGTCCTGCTTGAAATAGGGGATATGCTAGTATATAGTGGCTGTGATCTTGAACATTGGCGAGAGCCTTTTGAAGGAAACATATGCGGTCAAGTATTTCTACACTATAATCATGTAAATGGCCCATTTGCTGAGAAAAACAAATTTGATGGGAGAGCTATGTTAGGTCTACCATCAGGAATAAAATAGTATTATAATGAGGCTATATGTTACAAAAATTAGGGATTGCACCAGGATTCAACAAACAGGTATCAGATACAGGGGCCGAAGGTCAATGGATTGACGGTGACAATGTTCGTTTTAGATATGGTAGCCCAGAAAAAATAGGTGGTTGCATACAGTTAGGGGGTGATAAACTCACAGGTGCCGCAAGAGCTCTTCATCATTGGGATAATAATGCTGGTCTTAAATATGCAGCAATAGGTACTAATAGAATTTTATACGCTTTTTCAGGTGGTGCTTTTTATGATATTCATCCAATTAGATTAACTTTAACTAGTTGTACTTTTGCCAGTGATGGGTCTACTACAGTTACTGTGACCTGTTCAGCAGTTCATGATTTAAAAGATGATGACATAGTTTTATTTTCTAACACTACTATTCCAGGTGGATCTAGTTTATCGGCAGCTACTTTTAATGATGTAAAATTCATGGTTACAAGTGTTCCAACTTCAACTACCTTTACAATTACATTACCAGCAAATGTTACAGGAACAACTTTAGCTTCAGGAAATACTTCAACAACAATTCAAATTTATTATTCAGTAGGCCCAGCTCAACAAGTTTCAGGTTTTGGTTTTGGTACAGGTTTATTTGGAGGTACTTCTCCCGGTCCCGCAACCTCTACTCTTGCAACTGCATTAACGGATACAACAACAACTAACATTGTTCTTGCTAGTTCAAACTCATTTCCGGCATCAGGGACTATAAGAATAGGTACAGAAGATATATCCTACACAGCAAATAACACAGGAACAAATACTTTAAGCGGCGGTGCTAGAAATGTAAATGGTACGACCGCATCTACACATTCTCAAAATGATGTAGTTACAAATGTAAGTTTATTTATTGGATGGGGACAAGCTTCTACTGTAGCGTCTAGCCCTTTCGACCCCGGGTTATGGGTACTCGATAACTATGGTTCTAAACTAATTGCTCTTATATATAATAATGAATGTTTTGAATGGGATGCTGCGGCAGCAGCTGCAACTTCAACCAGAGCAACAATAATTGCTAATGCTCCTACAGCATCACGTCATGTATTAGTATCAACCCCAGATAGACACTTAGTATTCTTTGGAACTGAAACTACAATTGGAGATAAAAATTCACAAGATGATATGTTTATAAGATTTTCAGATCAAGAAGAATTAAATGAGTATACTGTAAAAGCAGAAAATACAGCCGGTACTCAAAGATTAGCGGCTGGTTCTAAAATTATGGGGGCTTCTAAAGGTAGGGATGCAATTTATATTTGGACAGATACAGCATTGTTTTTAATGCAATTTGTAGGCCAACCTTTTACATTTGCTTTTTCACAAGTTGGAAATAACTGTGGGTTGTTAGGTAAGAATGCATCTTCCGAAGTTGATGGTGTTGCTTACTGGATGTCAGAAAATGGTTTCTTTGTGTATGATGGTCAATTAAGATCTATGCCTTGTTTGGTAGAAGACTATGTTTTTGACGATTTAAATACTATCCCTAGAGATTTAATTTATGCAGGAACCAATAATTTATTTGGAGAAATTTCTTGGTTTTACCCAACGTTAGTTTCAAATGTAGTAGATAGAAATGTTACTTATAACTATTTAGATTCTACAACCCAACGTCCTGTATGGACAACAGGAAATTTAGCTAGAACAACTTGGCAAGATTCGGCTGTTTTTGATAAACCCCATGCTACTAAATATAATGCTAGTGACAACTCAGATGATGTTGTTGGCAATACTGAAGGAAGTAGTATATACTTTAAACAGGAAACGGGAAAAGATGAGGCAACCAATTCAGGAACTACTACTATTGCAGCAACAATTACTTCTGGTGATTTTGATATAACTCAAAAAAGATCATCTTCAGGAGCGGTCGCAGGAATGCCAGATATTAGAGGAGACGGTGAATACATTATGAGAATAAGTAGATTTATACCAGATTTTATTAGTCAAACAGGTGCGGCTCAGATTAGTTTTGTTACTAAAGATTATGCAAATAGTACGGGAGTTACTACAAATTTTACAAACGTTACTGAAAATACATTAAAAAAAGATATTAGATTACGAGCTAGATCTATAGCTGTCAAAGTATCTAACACAGGTGTTGGAGAAGATTGGAAACTTGGTACGTTTAGATTAGATATACATCCAGGAGGGAGAAGATAATGCCGGTAGGAAACAAATTTGCTGAATCACAAGGTCTTAGTTATGTTCCTAATGATGCATATTTACAAGAAGATTTTAAAGGTAGTACACCATTAAATTTTAATAATATAAGTAGTTCTGGAATTATGTCTCAAGCTCCTGTTGCTAAACCCTTACAATATATACGGGAAAGTGATGGCGGCGGTGATGGTGATGATGATGGAACTCCTCCTGGTCCTAAAGGTCCTAGTGGTATCACAGGATATGACAGTTTAGGTAACCCTATAAGTGAGGACATGAGTATAGGAAATGTAGCTAAAACTGCTTTTGGTTTTCTTACAAATCCTCTAGGTTTTTTAGGAATGAAAGCATACCGAGCATATAAAAATAAAAAAGAAAAACAAAAACTTCAAGATTTTTATAATACTACTCAAGCTAAAACAACTCAGGATATGGCAAGAGATAACAAGGATAGTAATACTGGTGGTTATCAAGCAGGGTATGGTAGTGATTTTATGGAGGGTACTGGTAGAGGTAGGGGAAATGCACCTAGTGATAAAGGTGGTTCCGATACAATGGGATCAAGTGCAGATGGTGGAATTATTGGACACGGTGGCAATGGTGGACTTCCTGGAAAAAGAGTGGGTAACTATAACACTACAGTTAGAACCGGATACTTCTTTGGTGGTAGAGTAAATTTTAAAAACGGAGGCTTAGCAAGTATTTTATAATGGCTAAACTCGTACAATCGTTAACTAAAGCAAGTAAAGAATATGACGAGAGAACTTCTCAATCGTTAGTAAGAGACATTAATGGTATCCTAACAAAATTAAATTCTTCTTTTCAAGAAGAAGTAAAACAAGAGATAGAAGCTAAAAGTTTCTTTTTAGAATAATGGCAGTAGTAAACCAATATAAATTTAAAGGTATACAAGGTAGTACTAATGCAAGTGCATTAGTTCCATTGGGTACAGGTAATCCTTTAGTTAATGAGACTATAATTATTAAATCATTACTTGTTACATCTGCATCTACACCAACGGTAACTGTTAAAAATAATAGTATTACAGCTATTAAGTCAGCGGCTTTGACAGCTAATGTTACTACAGAATTATTAACCCAACCATTAATAGTAGAAGGTGGTACACTTTTTACAGTACAATCAAGTAACTCAGGAGCGTTTGATATAGCTATCAGTTACTTAAACATCAAAAAGGAAAAAATAGACTAATGAAAATATATGATGCTAAAGTAGAAGAGACTTACAGACACCTTGAGACCGGTGAGGTTTTTAAGGAAAGAAAAGACTGGGAAGCCAAGGGTTATAAGGCAGAAGAGATGGCACAGGACGTAAAAGTTATCATGCCTGCTCTTGATTTGTCTGCAGAAACAAAGTAAAACGGATAGACTAGGATTAAATTATGGCAATTTCAAGAATGCAACAACCCAGACAAATGTATAACCAAGGTGGCTTAGGAGCTTTAAGTGCTCCAAGACAGAACTATGGTTTTGGTAGCTTTGTAAAGAAAGCTATACGTGGTGTTAAGAAAATTGCTAAGAGTCCAATAGGTAAAGCTGCTTTGATAGGTGGTGGTGCTTATTTATTAGGCGGTACATCTATGATGGGTGGCGGAGGTCTTAGAGGTGGTTTGGGTAATTTTAGTAATTTATTTGCTAATACAAAGAATACCGGAATAAGTCAAATATTTGGTGGCAAAGGTAAATTTAGCGGTGTAGGTAATTTATTTAGAAAAAGAGAAGAGATAGGTAACACTGGTAAATACGGTACTAAAGGTAATGCATTTAGTTTAGGTAAAATAGCACTTGGTGGTTTAGGTGCAGCAAGTTTAGCACTTCCTTTCATGGGTGGTGGCGGAGATGACGAGGATGAAGGTCCAGTAGATCAAATGGATCCAAGATATCAAGTTCAACGTGCAAGAAATTTTTATAGCGGTCAAGGTCAAAAAGGTATTGGTTTAGATTTTATGCCTAAGAAAAAATATGTTGATCAAAATTTTTATGCAACTGCTGCTGATGGCGGAAGAATAGGT